ATTGTAGTTAACGCTGAGTGTATGCGGTCGTTTTAATGCCGTTTTACACATTGTTAGGTGTAGTATGAACGGATTAAAATAACGAAAGATGAAAAAATACAATATAATTTACGCAGACCCACCATGGAAATACAATGATGTTGGAGTATATCAAGAAACTTTTCCCAAAAGGAAACAAGTTAGGCCACTAAGAGATTTACCGTATAGTTCAATGAACAAAAATGACTTAAAACAATTACCAATAAATGAAATTAGTGATTTTGATTGCGCTTTATTTATGTGGTGTAATGATTCCCACATAGAAGAAGGAATAGAATTAATGAAAAGTTGGGGTTTTAAATACAAGGTAATATCGTTCGTATGGGTTAAAAAAACAAAAAATGGAAAATTATATGCCAATACTGGAGCATGGACTATGAAAAATTGTGAAATATGTTTATTTGGAACGAAGGGGGCAATGAGTAAATACAAAATTGCAAATAACATATACCAAGTTATAGAAAATGACAGAAGTAAACACTCTAAAAAACCACAAATATTCAGGGACAAAATAATAGAATTATTTGGTGATATTCCAAGAATAGAACTATTTGCAAGACAAAAAACAGATGGATGGGATGTTTGGGGAGATGAAGTTAATAGTAGCATTGACCTTAGAGAATATTACACCTAACGTATGCTATCAGTATTGTTGATAACACCTAAATACTTAGAGTAAAAGGAACCTATAACAAAAGGAAAAATTAAATACATTTACCCACTAGATAAGAATTTAAGTAATATGTGTAAACAATTATCAAAACCATATTCAGAAATTAATGCGTCATTAGCATAAGGTAATGCGATTCACATTCCAGTGAGTAGATGGAGTTCGGAGCTACCATGACGCTCTAAATTAACAGTAATAAAATGGCTTACAAAACAGAGGAACTTTACAAAAAAGCACTAGAAGCAATAGAAGCGAATAATTTGTTCTTCTTAGCTGATGTATATGGTTATCTAGGTATATCACATGATACTTATTACAATCATTTTCCAATAGATTCTGAACAATCGGAATACATAAAAGAAAAGATCGAAGCCAATAAGATTAAAACGAAAGTATCTATCCGTTCAAAGCTTCATAAGTCAACTGCTCCTGCTGCTTTAATATCCTTGTATAAACTTATCTCAACAGATGAAGAGCGTAAAGCCTTGTCAATGGTTTATAATGACCATGTATCCTCTGATAAGTCAATGAGTCCTAAAGGATGGGAAAGTTGGTACGACAGAGACAGGGGCAAAGAAGATAAAGAATGACGGCTTCCGTTCCTATAATGAATCCAAACCTTCAAGACTTTTGGGATACCAGGTCTAGGTTTAAAATATTATATGGTGGAAGGGATAGCACCAAGTCAAATGACACCGCCCTTCATTCTATCCGGTTAGCTAATAACATTCCTTTTAGATTCCTTTGCACTCGGATGTATCAAAACAGATTAGAAGATTCTGTTTATACCTTACTGAAAAAAGAGATAGAAAGATTCGGATTCAGGAATGATTACAACGTACTCGGTAATAAGATTATAAATACAAATACGGGCGCTGAATTTCTATTTTATGGATTAGCTAGGAACATTGACGAGATTAAATCTATTGTAAAGATTGATGTACTATGGATTGAGGAAGGTCATAATCTGACAGAGGAAATGTGGGACACCTTAATTCCTACATTAAGAGAAAGCGGAAGCGAGATATGGGTTACATTCAATCCTAACTTAGCAACTGATTTCAGCTATAAAAGATTGGTAGTAAACCCTCCAAAAAACGCTGTAGTTAGAATGATTAACTATGATGAAAATCCTTTTCTATCCGATACCAGCAAGGCTACTATCGCAGAAATGAAAGAAGAGGATTATGATAAGTATCTTCATATTTACAAAGGCATCCCAAAACAAGATGATGAGGACGTAATTATAAAACGTACGTGGTTAGATTCATGTATAGACGCTCATGTCAAGCTAGGCATTGAACCGACAGGCGAACGGATTACAGGATATGATGTTTCAGATGATGGAAAAGATGAGAGCGCTTATGTGAACAAATACGGGATTCTAATCACAAAAGTTCATCAATGGAAGGCGAAAGAAGATGAATTAGTCAAGAGCGCAAAGATAATACGCAATGAAGCCGAGCGGTTTAAATCATTTGTAAGGTATGACAGTATCGGGGTTGGTGCAGGAGTTGGGTCAAACATCAAGGAGCTTAACAAGATCAACGAAATTAAGGTTAAATATGAAGCGTTCAATTCAGGCGGTGCGGTTGTAAACAAGGAAAAAGAATATGAAGCAGGGGTTAAATACAAAGATTACTTCTCTAATGTTAAAGCTCAGGCGTGGAAAGAGGTAGCTGACAGGGTTCTGAAAACTCATAATGCTATTACGAAAGGGGCAAGCTACGACCCAAACGAGATTATAAGTATATCTAGTGAGTGTGATTTTTTGGAGAATTTACTAACAGAATTAAGCACTCCAAGAAAAGATTACGACCTAGCAGGAAAGTTCAAAGTAGAGAGTAAAAAGAATTTAGCGAAAAGGGGCGTAAAAAGCCCTAACTTAGCAGATGCGTTCGTTATGGTATTTGCGCCGATAGAAAAAGGAATGTATACCGATTCAATAAAACCATCATTTATAGATTTTTAACTATGTCAGACAAATCAACGACCTACAACGGTTATGAATTACAGAGAGCTAAATGGCGCTATTCACAACAAGTATATGATGGTTCAGCTTTTGAATATGGTGAAGGGCTTAACGATGGAAGTAATGGCTCTGAGACACTCAACACCGCACAATATTACATACCTAAAAAAGAGCAAAGAGAATCAGATGAGCAGTATAAAGAAAGATTAAAGCTTATTGATCCTGCTACCTACTTTGCCACAGGAGCAGATTCGTTAGTGGGTACAGTTTCAACATCAGAGAGTGAAGATATTAGAACTTTTACAGACGATAAAGGAAGGGGATTGGGTGATCCAACGGACCCATCAAGTTTAGCCTATCAATTTATAAACGATTCAAATGGTAACGGATTAAATTGGGAGTTTGTTCCCAAAGAAGCGGGTATAAAGTTAGTCATTAAGCATAATGTATATGTACTTGTTGAGGGCGTTTCTCGGAATAGTGAAGATGAACAAATAGGAGGTTCAAAGGTTCACATCATTGATCCGGAAGCAGTGATCAATAAGCTTTATAAAAACGGTAGCTTAGTAGCTGTTAGAGTAAAAGAGATTAGAGATGTCCGTACATCTATGGATAGCAAAGAATCAAATGTAGAGTGTTTCATTGATTATGAGCTTGATGGATGGAAGCGATGGAGATATGATGAAAATGGTGGTAAAATACCTGTTGGTGATAATCCAGAGGGAACGTATTCGTATTGGAGAACGAGAGAGCGAAAAGAAAAGATACTTCCAATATTTGAAGTGAGACTACCTCTAGATAGACCTGTTGGATATATTTGGGCTAAGAAGTGTTTAGCTATTGCCAACCTTGAAAGCGCTTTAGACCATGCTTACCGTAATACTTCTTTTGCGTTCTTTTCTCCAGCTATGAGTAAGACACAATATGATGAGTTTAAGGAAGATTATAAGAAAGGATTTAATTCGGCCAGAGTTGATCCTGAAAGCAAGCAAGCGCACTCATTCATAGCGCCTCCTTCTGACCACTTTGATTCAATGAAAGCTTATATTGAACAGAAGATTAAGAACTTCTTCTACAATATGTTCAAAGATTATGGAGACGTAGCCAAAGAACGGACCGCGGCAGAGATACGCTTAGAGTCGCAGACTGGTATTGAGGCGTTCTTAGTCTTACTTGCTGGTCAACTAGATGAAATGGAAAATCAAGTATTTTGGAGGCTAGAACAAGCTAATTTTCCAGATAGCCCCGAAAATTGGGGAATCGCTAAAGTTCATCGAAGTAACGACTTTAATTCTGTAAATGTGGATGAGGTATTGAACAACCTTCAAGCTCGATATCTAGGAAGCCTTTCTATTCCACTTACTAAAAACGGATGGGTGGAGTTTTTATCTAAAGCTTATCTATTATCGGATATTACTGTTCCAAAACGTGATGAACTTGAGGCGCTTGCAGATAGTTTAATCGCAGGTAATACTCAAGAGCGTAGTCTATTAGAAGAGTTTGGGGTATGATAATATAAGATATGCCTGACTACTCAAACGCATACCAACGAGCAACACAACAGGCTAGAGAGCTTGCTTTGTCAAAAAATGGAGTTCCTAGAACTGCTTATGAAGCATTGCTACAAGTCTATGCGAGAGCCATTAACGATATTTATAAAGATATCAATTCAGGAGCTATCACAAAAGAAAGAGCTAATTTATTACGTGAAGCAATAAACAAACGTATGATTCAGCTTGGCGCTCGTTTAGGGATAATACTCGAAAGCCAACAGCGTTCAGTAATGGGTATCGCTATTGCAGGACATCAACGAGGTATTAGAGATCTTCAGAGGTTGAGTAGCTTAACGATAAATGCTAACTTTGCTGGAATACCTGATGAAACGCTTCAGTTAATGATGGTAAGAAGAGGAATGTTTGGAGCTGATAATTATGCAACAGTAATAAAGAGAGGGCTTAAATCTGCTTCTAAAGACATTGATCGTATTATTTCTTCAGCTATAGCGAGGGGTGTAAGTGCTGAACGTGCATCTCAGGAAGTCGCAGGTGTTTTAGTCAGTAATGATTCAACAGGGGAGCTTATGAAGCTTGTAAGTAAAGAAGGAAGGTTGACTAAATCAGCAGTAAACAAAGCCCTTAAAGAGGGGAATATAAACCCCTTGAACTATAAAAAAGCCCGTTCTGCATTCTACGATTCAAAGCGAATTATGGTATCTGAAATCAATACAGCATTCAGAGAGGCTGATATACTTTCACAGTTACGCTCTCCGGTAGTGAAAGCCACTAAGTGGAACTTATCCGGTAGGCATTCTGTTCCTGATATTTGCGATGTTTTCGCAGAATCCGACATCTTTGGGCTTGGCTCAGGTGTATATCCAACGGCTAATGTTCCAGGCAATCCGCATCCTTTCTGTGCTTGCAACACAACATCCGTAATTGCAGACATTGAGGAATGGGGAGAAGATAAGCCTCAAGCAGTTCAACCACCTAGATTAATGGTGAACAAATACGGTAAGCTATTCAAAGAGCAGACACCACACTATGCCAAGACTCAGATAAATAATGCGAATGAGTATCTAGGTCTGGCTTATCAAGTGAGTAAGAAGATAAGGGCTGCTTAGTTAATAAAATTAAGTCTTAATACTATTCTTATAGCAATATTTATCATATTCTATTTATATAGGAATACCATCAATGATGATATTCCTACTTTGTGCATAGTACGGGTTATTAACAGAAAAACTAAATAGAATGAAACTATACAAAGGCGATTGCTTAATTGAAAGCGATAAAATAGAAAGTGGGAGCGTTGATTTAATATTGACTGATTTACCTTATGGAAATATGAAAAACGCTCCGAGCACTTGGGATAAATCGAAAACAGAATGGGACACAACAATACACCCTAAAAAGATTTATGATATTGCAAACCGTATATTAAGAAAGAACGGTAAAATGATATTGTTTAGTCAAGAACCTTATACAACTAAATTAATAACCGAAGCAATACCAAATATTCCATTTGGATATAGAGCAACTTGGGAAAAAGATAATTTTGCAAACGCTTTAGGTGTTAAAGTTAATATGGTTTCTTTTACAGAAGATGTTTTAATATTTAGTAAAAAATATGATATTGATAATTTACACCCTTTAAGAAATTACTTTAAAAATGTT